CCATCGCCATAGTTGATGGAAGACCATCTCTCGCCTCATACGGCGAACAGATGCTTCCCTGCTATGACATGACCGTTGCCGTAGCAGTACGGCGCAACTAACAAGAAAGAAACCAAATGGCTACCACCACCTTTTTATCCAATGCGACCATCAACATCACACAAGGCGCGACCACAACCGATTTATCGGATCAGGCAAACAACGTCACCATCACAGTCGGCTACGAACCGCTTGATAGCACTAGCCTGAACGATTCTGGCCGACGCATGACACAGGGACTTCAGAGCGTCGACGTTTCCATCGACTTTTTCCTTTCCTACGGTGCAACAGAAGTTGAAGCCATCCTTTACTCGTGCCTTGGCACAGGAACAACAGTCCTGACAATCTCCCCATCAGGAACCACAGAGTCAGCCAGCAACCCCGAATACATCATCACGAATTGTATGCTCAGTTCCTTTACACCGATCAATTCGGCTGTGGGCACCCTCGCCACCGTAACCGCGCAATTCACTGCCGGTACTTTTGTACGCGACATCACCGCACCTTAAACAACAAAAAGAAAATGGAAATATGAAAATTACACTGAAAGTCACACCCAACGAAGGCGACCCTTATGAAGTTACGACGAATCTATTTGTTGTCGTTGCATGGGAACGCCGCACAAAGCGTCAGGCTTCCTCACTTGCTAACGGAATCGGCGCGGAGGATCTTGCCTTCTTTGCATACGAATCAGCGAAGCAGTCAGGCGTGGTTGTTCCAGCCGTATTTGACGACTACATCAAGCGCATTCAGACAGTGGAAGTGGTCAGTTCTGAGGCTCCAAACCCTACCGACGCGGCACTTACCGACGCTCAATAGCGGAAGTACTTGTCGCGACGGGCTACTGGGCACTGCCCGAATTCGACATAGACGATCTGTTTACAGTTGTCGACGTGTTGAACGAACAAGAGAAAGCGTCAAGGCGTAAAAGATGAGTGTAGGCATGAGCGTTGAAGTTGTCGGTCTCAAGAGCGCCCTTGCGGAACTCAACAAGATTGACAAGAAACTTCGTCGACAGATCACGACCGACTTTAAGAAGATTGTTGACCCCGTAATAGTTGAAGCTCGACGCAACGTCCCTGACGAACCGCCCCTGTCCGGTATGGCCCGATCGTGGACTGGCAAGAGTGGCGCTGAACTCATGAACTGGCAGACAAACAAAGTCAACAAGAACCTTAAGGCTTTTACTAGCGGTAAAAAAGTTCGCGACGCACCCGGAGGCTTCAGGCAGAACCTCGCAACCTTTGGCATCAGGTGGGGCGGTCCGCAGGCTACCCTGTTTGATATGGCGCGAAAAGGCAAACTATCTGACGCGCTGCAAGCCCGCTACGGTTCGCCGTCTCGAGTGATCTGGCGAGCCTACGAAAGCCAAAGCTCGCTAGTGGACTCTGAGGTTCGAGACCTTGTTAATCGCGTCATGAAAATGACTGGCAACAACGGGAGAATCTGATGGCCATAACGATTCCAATCATTACAGAATTTGACGGGGCTGGAGTTTCTAAAGCCGTCGCCCAGTTTAAGCAACTCGAGACCAATGGACAGAAGGCGCAGTTCGCACTCAAGAAAGCAGCCGTCCCTGCAGCCGCCGCAGTCGCTGGACTGACGGTCGCGCTTGGTGATGCGGTCAAGGGCGCAATCGAGGATGCCGCCGCGCAGGACAAACTTGCTGAACAGATCAGACGTACCACTGGTGCAACCGATGCACAGATCACCGCCAATGAGGACTGGATAAGTACGCAAGGCAAGTTACTGGGCGTGACCGACGATGAGCTGAGACCGGCACTTTCGGGACTGGTCAGGGCAACGGGCAACATCACTGAGGCGCAAAAGTTGGCTGCGGCTGCCATGGATATTTCTAGTGCAAAGGGTCTGAGCCTCGAGTCAACCACAAAGGCACTGGAGAAGGCATACGGCGGCAACATGACCGCCCTTGCAAAACTCTCACCAGAACTGCGCGACATGATTAAAGGCGGGGCAACGCTTGATGAGGTCATGAGTGCTATGTCTAAGACATTCGGCGGTGCCGCATCCGAGGCAGCCGAAACCACCGCTGGCAAGTTTAAGAGAATGAAACTGGCGCTTGACGAAACTAAAGAATCAATCGGCGCGTCACTTATGCCAGCGGTAGAAGCAGTCATCCCGTTCTTGCAAAGCCTCGCAACGTGGGCACAAGACAATCCAGAGTTCTTCAAAGTCATCGCCCTTGCCCTTGCTGGTATCGCTACTGCAATCGTTGCAATCAACATCGCAATGAGCCTTAACCCAATCAGCGCAATCGCAATCGGCATCGGACTTGTGGCGGCTGCAGCAGTGATCGCCTATAAGAAGTTTGAGACGTTTAGAACGATCGTCGACGGCGTCTTTGGCGCGGTTCGCTGGTGGATTTCCAACGTCACTATTCCACTGTTCAAAGGTCTTCTAGGTGCAGCAACCTTCGTATTCAACGCGATCGCTTCAGTCTGGAACAACACGGTCGGCAAGTTGGCTTTCACAATCCCGTCTTGGGTGCCTTTGCTAGGTGGTAAAAGTTTCGCAATGCCCAAGATTGGCGGCGGCGGTGGCGACGGTGACAGCGGAGGTCTTACAAGCGCTCGAGCCTTTGAGGAATCACAAAAGCAGATAATCGCGGACAATCCAGACGTCTTTGGTCCCACTCCACCTGTGGCAATGGCTCCCAGCAAAGTGTCAGGCACGACCGCGCCGACAGTGTTTGACAACACGTCAGGCAACGCGGGAGGCTTTGAGAACGCAGGCATCGGTGGTATTGGGCCATTCAGCAACATCACGATCAACATGGACGCTGGCCTTGTTAGTTCACCCGCCACGGTCGGGCAGGACATCATCGATGCGATTCTTGCGGCGCAACGCGATTCGGGCGTTGTCTTTGCACCGGCGGCTACCTTCTAATGACCGTCCCTACCTACCAAGTCCTAGTTGGATTCCAGACAACAACAGGCTTCGGTCAAGCTTTTCAATTAAACGACGCGGTCTACGGAAAACTTGACACGGGTATTCTTGGAGGTTTGGCATATGCCGACCTGACGTCACTTGTCTTGTCGGTCAACATTCGGCGCGGACGAAACCGTCAACTGGATCAGTTCAACGCAGGAACCGCACAAGTCGTCTTCAATAACAACTCCCGCATTCTTGATCCGCTTAACACCGCCTCGATTTACTACCCGTACGTTCTGCCTCGTTCGCCAATCATCATCTACGCCAACGGAACGCCTATTTATTCAGGCTTTGTTGAAGACTGGAACCTTGACTATCAAAACGCCAACCAGGGCAGAATGGTCGCTCGATGCGTTGACGCCTTTGGAACTCTGTCAAATCAGCAACTCAACGCTTTTACCCCGTCTGCACAGACCTCAGGGTTGCGCATAGACGCTGTTCTAGACCGTCCAGAGGTCGCCTATCAGGGCGCAAGGTCTATTGGTACAGGGTCGTCTACTTTGGGGGCTTACGCGGTCTCTCAGGACACAAACGTCCTTAACTATCTTCAGCAAGTCAACACCTCCGAACAGGGCTACCTTTTTACCGCAGCCGACGGAACCCTCACCTTCAAGGGAAGGTCAAGTGTTCTAAACCCTGTATCAGGCGCATCGTTCACAACCAATGGCACAGGCATTTCATATATGTCGCTCGTCAATCAGTACGGGTCAGAGCTCTTGTATAACTACATTGTGACGCAATCGCCCGCAGGAGCTGCACAAACATCATCCGATGCAACCTCAATTGCGTTGTATCAAGCGCAGAACTACAACCTGCTCAACTTGCTCAACTCAACAACTTCAGAAGTTGCAGGTCTTGGCGCATACCTCCTTGGCAAATACCGCAACCCCGTCGTCCGTTTTACAGGCGTCTCATGCGAACTAGCAGCTCTTACTTCTGCGCAATGGGCAATCCTTTTTGCTATTGACCTGACCTCAATTGTCACGGTGCAAAAGGATTACTCAACCGGCAGTCCCGCATCAGAATCTCAGACGCTCATCGTGTCAGGCGTTGAACACCGAATCGTCCCTGGGTCTCACATTGTTTCGTACACATTTGAAAGTACCGATCAAAATGCTTACTTCACTTTGGACGACACCGTTTTCGGTACCCTTTCCACATCCAACCTTCTCAGTTTCTAAAGGAGACACAACATGGCAACACCAACAAACCTTCCTGCAGCTGCGGTTGCGGGCGACATCCTCACAGCAAGTTACGTCAACAACCTTCGAGGCGCGTTTCGTGTCTTGCAGGTTGTCTACGCACAAACAACAACCGCAGTCGGAAGCAGCAGCGCAACACCAGTCACAACAGGGTTGACGTTGTCAATTACCCCACAAGCCACAACAAACAAGATTCTTGTGTTTTTTCGCCATTCGATGTATATGAGTGCTGGCGCAACTGAAGGCGCGTTGCTTTTGTTACGTGGGGCAACAACTTTGCAAACATTTACAGGACTTGGCTATTCGGCAACGGGCGGTGCTGGCATTCAAGAATTCTCAAGCCTTTATCTAGATAGCCCTGCGTCAATTTCAGCGTTGACATACTCAAGCAGTCAGTATCGCGCGGCTGGCGCAGGTTCGTTCAACACTCAAATTAACAGCAACCCCGGCACAATGGTTGCAATGGAAATCAGCGCGTAATGCGAAATAGCCTGATTCTATTGGTGTTTTTAGGCTTGCTGACCGCTTGTTCAGATCGTGTACGTCAAAACTGTGACACCACCAACACAGCAAATAAATCATTCATGGAAAGCAAATGCAAATGAAACTAGAAAACCGACTCAGCAACGAAGAAATAAAAGCACGACTGATCCTTGTTGTCGGCATCTGCCTCTCGAGCGCGTTCCTGTTCTCCATTGTTGCTCTTCTTTACGGGCTTCTCTTTGTGGTGCAACCAACAGAACAAGCACCCAACGATTCTGAGGCTTGGGCGATTCTGTCCCCGATGCTTATGACACTTGCTGGCGGTCTCATTGGTCTTCTTGCTGGCAACGGTCTTAAAGATAAACCCAAAGACCCGCCAGTATGAGTAACCGCGTCTACCCTTACTACCCATCTTGGGACGGCAAAGCCACTCAACCCGTAACCGCAAAACTTGTAGAACTCTGCAAGGCACGTTGGGGTCTGGTCTCGCTAGGCACTTATGCAAATCGACCCATGAGGAACAATGCCGGTCTAAGCGTCCATGCGACTGGCTATGCAGCCGACCTGAAGTACAAAGACGAAGCACAAGCGCGGGTGATCTGGGACTGGTTTCTTGCCAATTCAGAAGCTCTGGGTCTCTGCGAGATGCACTGGTATGCCTTCGGCGAGTATGGCGCGGGGTACCGCTGTTCTCGTGGTGAGGGCAAGCGGGGCGTGCTCGTTTACACTGCCGAAAACAACGCAGGGTCGTACCAAGGATCGCCTAACTGGTTCCATATTGAACTGGCCAATCAAACACCTGAGCACTTTGAAGAGGTCTTTAGAGCGCTTAAGTAGGACTCCAGACTCGTTTGAGCGTGGTCTGGGCTAGGTGGTGGGTACCTTTGTTTCCATTGGGGTATCCACCATCGACTTCTCCCTTTGTGTATAGTGACGTCTAGTCACTCAAATGGCTCTAACCAAAGGAAACAAATTATGCCCAAGATCATTTTCGACCTACCGTTCGATATGCCGCTATTTA